ATGGGACTCGACGAGTTGATTGAAGCTGACCAAAGTAATTCAGGTAATATTTCACAACACGGTGTAAATCTGGAGGAAGTACAGCAAATCGCTGATACAATATTAACGAAGGTTAGCAAACAAGATGGTTAACCTTTTTGTTAAACAACCAAGGAATTAGAACTTATGAATACTATAGAAGGCTTAGTTGCATTCAGTAACGTAACCGAACACGACGTGTACAACGGTCAAAGCACTGGGAAATACTCTGTAACTATTACTATGGACGATGACGCAGCTGATGAGTTGTCGTCAAAAGGCGTCAAGATCAAGGAGTACCAACCAGAGGACAAAGTATTTAAACAGCGTAAATTTACCAGTAAGTTTGATTTACGTGTTATTGACGCAGATGACAACCCTTACTCTGGTGAAATCCCTCGCAACTCCCGTGTTCGTTTGTTGTACAATCTCGGCCCAGCCGTAGGCGATCACGGTACATCGACGTACCTAAACGCCATTCGCGTACTCGAAGAAGCACCTCAAGAAGTCGCAGAAGGTGTGGACTTTTAACTGTGTCAACTGATTTCCTACATCACGATGAGTGTCCCAAGTGCGGGAGTAGGGATAACGTGGCGGTCTACTCTAACGGTGGCCGCCATTGTTTTACTCCGGGCTGTGACTACCACGTCTTTGGAGAGACAGGAGAAGAACTTCAGGTGACTACACCCAGTAACTTACAGCTAGGGGGTGTGATTGCTTCTATCCACGACCGTAAGCTGTCACTAAATACTGTGAAAAAATACCAAGTATCGGTGGACTACGCACCGGATGGTAAAATTGCCAAACATTTCTACCCGTACCACGACGTCAACACTGGCGAGATAGTCGGCACTAAGTGTCGCATCGTAAACACCAAGGACTTTCTTTGTACAGGTAACATGACCAACGTAGGGCTGTTCGGTCAACGACAGTGCAGAGGCAGGGGTAAGTACATCACCATCACAGAAGGCGAGGTAGACGCCATGTCTGTGTACGAGATGTTCGGACAGAAGTGGGACGTAGTGTCCCTACGGTCTGGTGCATCGAGTGCTGCCAAAGAGATCAAGGCACAACTAGAGTGGCTCGAAGGCTACGACAACGTAGTCATCTGCTTTGACCAAGACAAGGCAGGAGAGTTGGCAACAGATCAGATCAAAGACTTGTTCAGTCCCAACAAGCTGAAGATATGTAGCTTACCCCTAAAGGACGCCAGCGAAATGCTGATGGCTAACAGGGTGCAGGAGTTTACACAGGCGTGGTGGGACGCAAAAGTGTACAGGCCGGACGGTATCATCGCTGGTTCAGATACGTGGGAAGCCCTCGTAAACAAACGACAGATACAGAGTGTACCGTACCCTTGGGAGGGGTTGAACGATGTCACACGAGGCCACAGACCCTACGAACTTGTCACTATCACAAGCGGTAGTGGTATGGGAAAATCCCAGTTTATCCGAGAGCTTGAGTACGATCTGCTTCAACGCACAGACGCCAACATCGGTGTACTTGCACTGGAGGAGGACGTCGCAACGACAGCTCTGGGAATTATGTCGGTGGCAGCATCAAGGCGACTCCACTTGGAGGAAGACACGCCTGTTGTTGAGCTTAGACCTCACTGGGAAGCAACGATGGGGTCTGGACGTTACTACCTTTTCGACCACTGGGGGTCAACATCAGCCGACGAGCTTCTTTCAAGAGTACGGCACATGGCAAAGGCCTGCGACTGTCGATATATCGTACTCGACCACTTGTCAATCGTGGTTTCTTCTCAAGAGAACGGGGACGAACGGAAAGCTATAGACGAGATAATGACCAAGCTACGAACGCTGGTAGCAGAGACAGGTATCACCTTGTTCCTCGTGTCCCACTTACGGCGCGGCACAGGGACAGCACACGAGGACGGCGGACGTATCAGTCTTCAGGACTTGCGTGGTTCTCAGTCTATCGCTCAGTTATCTGATATAGTTATTGGCATGGAGCGTAACCAACAGGCCGAAGACCCAGCCGTACGTAACACTACGTCTGTTCGGGTACTAAAGAATCGGTACGCAGGAGAGACAGGACCAGCGTGTTGGCTACGGTACGACAGGTTCACTGGACGCATTCACGAGTGTGCTAACCCTAACCCGAGGGAGACGGAGTTTTGAGTCTAGTCTTTTGTGACATAGAGACTGACGGTCTGGACGCCACAACTATCTGGTGTGCCGTTTGCCGCCACAACGGAGTATCGGAGGTAATTTGTAATGAAGAAGACTTCAAAGCGTATGTATCGCGTAAAGCACCGGCTAAGTTCATATTCCACAACGGAATTGGTTTCGATGTTCCTGTGGTTGAGCGTCTTTGGGACTTTACTTTTGACCGGGGTATGGTCGCTGACACTCTAGTACTATCTAGACTTGCTGACCCTAGCAGGTCTGGTGGACACTCTCTGCGTAACTGGGGCAACATCCTAGGCTACGCCAAAGGCGACCACGAGGATTGGTCACAGCTGACACCACAGATGATCGACTACTGCTTACGGGACGTAGAGCTAACAGAAGCTGTGTACAACAGACTACGACAGGAACTCGACGGGTTCTCTGAGGAATGTATCCAACTAGAACACCACGTTCAGTACCTCATGCACCAACAGGAACGGAACGGTTGGTTACTCGACGAACGTCTGTGTCACGTTCTCTGCGCTAAGTTCAAGGAGCGTATGAATGAAATTGAATATACTTTACAAGAGATTTTCCCGCCGATTGTTGAAGAGAGGTACTCAGAGAAAACAGGTAAGAGACTCAAAGATAAAGTCACTGTATTCAACGTTGGTTCACGGCAGCAAGTGGCCGACAGGCTTACATCTAAGGGTGCAGTTTGGACGTACCTCACTCCGACAGGCAAGCCGGTTGTTGATGAGAAAGCCCTTAAAGAGAATCATCATGTCCCCGAAGCGCAACAAGTCTTGGAGTACCTCTTACTTCAAAAACGATACGCGCAAGTAAACTCTTGGCTGGAACACGTACAGGAGGACGGTAGGGTACACGGGCGGGTAATAAGTAACGGCGCTGTCACTGGACGTATGACACACCAAGGTCCAAACATGGCACAGGTTCCTTCAGCTAGTTCAGAGTACGGGGAGGAGTGTCGTAAGTGTTGGACTGTACCAGAGGGTTACAAGCTAGTAGGCTTTGACGCTAGCGGATTAGAACTACGGATGCTCGCTCACTACATGGGCGACGAGGAGTTTACAGATGCTCTGCTTGACGGAGACATTCACACCAGAAATCAACTTGCTGCAGGGCTTGAGACAAGACCTCAGGCAAAGACTTTCATATATGCTTTCCTCTATGGAGCAGGAGACGCTAAAATCGGAACCATCGTCGGAGGAACTGCATCAGATGGCAGAGTACTTCGGCACCGCTTTCTACGAAATACACCTGCTCTTGAAAATTTACGAGACAGAGTTGGGCAGGCGTCTAGGAGAGGTTATCTCAAAGGACTCGACGGACGACGACTCTGGGTTCGATCCGAGCATAGTGCACTAAACACTTTGCTTCAGTCTGCCGGGGCGATTGTAATGAAACGTGCTTTGGTGCTGTTAGACGCCGAGGCTACCAAGCAGAGCTTGAACTATAAATTTGTAGGTAATATTCACGATGAAGTACAGTCGGAGGTGGCTTCAGAACAAGCAGAGATTTACGGCCAACTCGCAGTCGGTTGTCTCAAGGAGGCTGGCGTATCTTTTAACCTCAGATGTCCGCTGGACGGGGAGTTTAAAGTTGGAACCACATGGGCAGACACACACTAAAATCACACTAACCGAAAGCGAACGTCAGGTAGCTGAGTTCATAGCCAAACGGAGGTTTGACAGCTGCAGAGAAAACAACATCGTCAACAACAAAAAAGGCCCACAGTCAAACTACGAAACTGATCTCGAAGGTATGGCCTCTGAACTTGCAGCAGCCAAGGCGTTGAACGTATGGCCCGACTTGACCGAAGATATTCAAGCACACGACTTAATTTACAACGGGCTTACCATAGACGTTAAGACTACGAAGTACAAAACAGGCAGGCTCGTTGCTACTCTTGGTAAGAAAAACAAAGCCTGTGATTACTACGTGTTGCTAGTTGGTGAGTGTCCGACTTATGATATAAAGGGTTTTGCGAAACGTGAAAACTTGTTGAGTGAAGACACAATAACAGACTTGGGTTGGGGCAAACTCCACGCTCTAACACAAGACAAACTAACATCAATAGCGGACTTTCTAAAGGAGTTCCAGAATGGGTGAGAAGATAACAGACACAAACCGACTAGGCGACATAGCTGAGTTCTACGTAACAACTTGGCTGTGGGACGAAGGGTACGAGGTGTTTCGAAACGCGGGCTGCACTGGAGCTATCGACATGATAGCCTTGAGAAACGGAGTGCCTGTGTTCATCGACGTCAAATCTAAGAACACTGATACACGGTACGGTCACTCACGTACAGAAGAACAGAAACTGTTGCGTGTACAACTAGTAGAGTTTAACGGACAAACCCGCAAGTGTCGCTGGGTGGAGCATGAAGAATGAGCATACACACGCTGGTACAAGACATATACAAGACGGTGGTTGATAAACAACCAGCCGAGGGTGTTGATCTGTACGACGAGATAGAGCAGTTTGGTGAAAACTGTAAGCGTTTGATGACCAACTTGTTCACTGAAGAACGAGACGGACGTACCTTGCGTATGTCCAACATCGGACGTAAGGATCGTTACTTGTGGAACGCAGTAAACAACCCCGATGTGTCAGAAGAATTACCGCCTAATACTTACGTAAAGTTTATGTACGGTCACTTGATCGAAGAGATGCTGTTATTTTTAACAAAACTATCTGGACACGAGGTTACTGATGAACAAAAGAAGTGTGAGGTTTCGGGCATTACAGGGTCTATGGACTGTAAGATTGATGGTGTTGTCACTGATGTTAAGTCTGTGTCCACTTTTGGGTTTAAGAAATTCAAGGACGGAAGTATGGCTCTTGACGACCCGTTTGGCTACGTTGCTCAAATTAAGGGCTATGCACACTCAGAGGGAAGAGACAACCGTTTTGGTTGGTTAGCGATGGACAAACAGAATGGACACCTGACGTACCTGATGTACGACACAGAGGATACTCAGTCGTTCGTTCACAACACAATCTCTTACGACATCGAAGAACGTATTGAACACATCAAAGAGGTTGTGCAGCAAGAAGAACCACCCGAGCATTGTTACGAGGCTGTTGAAGACGGCAAAGGTGGTAACAAAAAGCTGGCAGTAGGTTGTTCTTACTGTTCTTACAAGAAAGTTTGTTGGCCTGACGTGCGGGGATTTGCCTACGCTAACGGTCCACGTTACTTAGTCGAGGTAGTCAATGAACCGCAAGTCCCGGAAATCGAAGTTAGGTAAATTCAGATCGGAGTTTGAAAAGGATGTCGCGCAACAGCTACAACCATTTGGTTTTACGTACGAGTCGTGCCAAGTTCCGTACAGAATCGAACGTATCTACACACCAGATTTTGTATATGAAAACCAAGGAGTTACTTACTACATTGAATGTAAAGGGTACTTTAGAGCGGGCGACACACAGAAGTACAGGTCCGTCAAAAAGTGTTTAGCTGAAAACCAAGAGTTAATTTTTGTTCTTATGAACCCAAAACAAAAAGTCAGTAAAAGTACCAAAAATACAATGGCTCAATGGTGTGACAAAAATCACATTTTATGGTACGATCTTAGTACGCTCAAGGAATTAGTCGATTATGTCTCTGACACTAGAAGAAACTAAAGAGCGATTGTTGCGGCTTTATGATCCCGACGATCTTCTAGAGGCTTTACAGATTTCAGCAGCAGAAATACTAGACCGTTTTGAAGACAAGCTCATCAAGCGATTAGAGTTTTTCTACGAAGAGTTTGAAGAGCAAGAAGACGAGGAATACTACGACGATGAGTATTGATGAGGCAACTCCAGAGGAGTGGAACGTATCTAGCAAAACAGCGTACGGTAAGTTATACCACCCTCAAGATATACACAACCCCGTCACTCAGCCCGACCACTACAATCGCGGATCCATTGAAGCTATCGAAGCAATCAAGGCTTCTATGCACCCACAAGAGTACAAGGGCTACCTCAAAGGTAACTGCCTGAAGTACCTCTGGCGTTACGAATACAAGAACGGTTTAGAAGACCTCAAGAAAGCAAAAGTCTACTTAGAGTGGTTGATAAAGGAAGTAGGCCCGTGAAGATAGTCGAGGGCAACTTCGGAAAAAAAGAAAAAGATATTGCTACTTCTGAGTTCTTAGCGGCCTTTTCAATTAAGGCGCTTGAGTACGAAAAAGAAGGAAAAGAAGTTAAGGTAGCTGTGGTGATGTACAAAGACGGCGAAGTGTTTGAGATAGCCGCTAACGAACAGTACCCAGACGGTGTGTATATGCTTCTAAACATGGCAGCACACGCGATAATAAACGAGACACTAGGAATAACAGGAGTAATAGATTAGATGGATGCGTACCAACAGTACATACACAAGTCGAGATACGCACGATACCTGCCAGCAGAGAAACGTCGGGAGTCGTGGGAAGAAACAGTAAAGCGTTACGTAGATTACTGGGGGGAGAAACTGCCTGAAAAAGAACACAAGGAAGTGTTCAAGGCTATACACGATTTAGATGTCATGCCTTCAATGCGAGCTTTGATGACCGCTGGCGAGGCACTAGACCGTGACAACGTAGCAGGATTTAACTGTAGCTACTTACCTATTGACCACCCCAAAGCGTTCGACGAAATGATGTACGTCTTGATGTGTGGTACGGGTGTAGGCTTTAGTGTTGAACGACAGTACGTACAAAAACTACCGGAGGTGGCAGAAACATTCCATGAAACCGACACAGTTATTAATGTGGCAGATTCGAAGATCGGATGGGCGAAATCGTTTAGGGAGTTGGTATCACTGTTGTATTCGGGTCAGATTCCCCAATGGGATACTAGCAGAGTTAGACCTGCAGGTTCCGCGTTGCGAGTTTTTGGAGGTAGAGCATCGGGTCCAGAACCTTTGCTCGAACTGTTTCGATTCACAGTTGACCTCTTTCAAGCTGCGGCTGGAAGAAAACTTAGCTCAGTCGAGTGCCACGATCTTTGCTGTAAGATTGCTCAAATCGTCGTTGTCGGGGGAGTCCGAAGATCAGCCCTCATCAGTCTCAGTAACCTCACCGACGATAGACTGCGAAGATGTAAGCACGGACAGTGGTGGGTTGACAACCCCCAACGAGGACTAGCAAACAACTCTGCGTGTTACACAGAGAAGCCAGACTTTGAGGCGTTTTTGAATGAGTGGACGAGCCTGTACGAATCTAGATCGGGAGAGCGAGGTGTCTTTTCTAGAGTGGCTAGTCAAAAACAAGCTGCAAGAAACGAGCGACGAGATGCTACCTTTGATTTTGGAACTAATCCATGTAGTGAAATCATCCTCAGGCCTTACCAATTCTGCAATCTATCAGAGGTTGTTGTCAGGCAAACCGATACTCTCGCAGACCTCAAACGAAAAGTACGCATTGCGACTATCCTTGGAACTCTACAGGCTACCCTCACAGACTTTCGATACCTAAGAAATATCTGGAAGACAAACACAGAGGACGAAGCACTACTGGGTGTTAGTCTTACTGGTATCATGGATCATGCTGTGCTATCAGGACGAGAAGACAAAGCTAAACTAAAGAAGTGGCTAACGGAGATGCGTAATGAAGCTATCGTCGCTAACGAGCATTGGGCTAAGAAACTGGGCATTAATCCGTCTGTCGCAATTACTGCAATTAAGCCTTCAGGTACTGTTAGTCAGCTGGTCGATTCTGCTAGTGGGATTCACCCTCGCTACAGCAGTCAGTATATTAGGCGAGTCCGTGCAGACAGCCGTGACCCGCTTTGTGGGGTCTTAGAGGCCGCTGGTGTCCCTGTGGAGGACGATGTGATGTCCCCCAGTACACGGGTATTCTCCTTTCCTATCGCGTCTCCTGAAGGCGCTGTGACAGCCTCAGAGATGGGTGCTATGGAGCAGCTAGAACTCTGGGAGATATACCAAGATTACTGGTGTGAACACAAGCCGTCGATGACTTGTTACTACCGTGACAATGAGTTTTTGGAGGTGGGACAGTGGCTGTACAACAAGTTTGACAAGGTAAGTGGTATATCTTTCTTACCCTATTCAGACCACACGTACCAGCAGGCACCGTATGAACCTATAGACAAGAAAACTTACAACCAGTTGGTGAAGGACTTTCCAAAGGAAATATCGTGGGATATAGAAGAGGCCAGCGATATGACTGAGGGGTCACAGCAACTGGCCTGCACAGGTAACAACTGTGAGTTATGACATAAACAGGATAGAGTAACCATCCCTTTTACCTGCGTCCTCTGGCTTATCCTTTGGGTCATGGGGCGTAGGTATTCCTTCAGCCTGCATCTTCTTGATGCGGTCCTTGGAACGCTGACACATAGAGTGGTAGTCAATAGATGTGTACGATACTGTGTGGTCTTTGTCTTTCATTTGTTAATCCTTAGTCAATGTAATCTTCAAACAAACGTTCACCAGTAGTCATTCTACTGATCCTGTCAATATTTGCTAAACCCGGAGCGTACGTTCTTATTGCTCTTAGCGCAGGCAAAGCCGCATCTTCTTCTCCTGTTGCTAGTCTTTCAGCAGAAGAAATTAAACCACTTCCAAGCGTAGCTGCCGCTTCCATAGGAGCAGGAACCAAACTTAGCGGCTTACCACCGAACTGCTCTGATCTAATATTTACAAAACCACTAGATAAATTAGAAGCTAATTGATTCATTGTTGCGCTAGTAATTCCTTCAGGCGTTAAAACGTCTTCTACATCTTTGTTCTTTGATAAATCCAAAGTTTTTCTAGCGTCGTCCCATACGCCAGCTACAACACCAAACAGACCTACGTACTTTGCAGAACTGACCATAGCATCTTTAGCAGCTTGCGATCCTTCTGCTGTGTTTAATCCTAATCGTTGTGCTTTCAAAAGATTCAAACCAATGTCTTCACGTATGCTATTCATTTGACGGTTCATGTACGTCAACATACTGTAAAACATACGAGCATTAGGATTATCATGGAACGCTTTTGGCAAGGAGCTAGCACTAACAGGTTGCCACTTGTTCAGTGAAGCACCAGCAAAATTAATTAACCACTCACTGTTTAAATCGCCTTTCTTCAAAGCGTTAACAGTTGCTTGAAACTCACTATCAGTAAGTCCTCTCATTCCATCGTGCTTTCGTAGCTTTTCTAAGTCTTTAGCTTTTCCACTCTTTGCTAAATTCATGCCACGTTTAATTGCACTGTTAGTAAGTATCTCTTGGCCCATACGGTTAACAGTAGATACGCCGCTAATTTTGTATAACGCTTGTCCTGTTACGTCAACCGCTTGAGCAAAGCGAGGCAGCCGAATAAAATTAAACTTATCGGTTGCGTCAGATACAGCACGTTTCCCAGTGTTAGCTAACTCGCCCATAAAGTTTTGATCTAAGCCTAACTTTTCGTTACCTAACCACTTGTTTGTATCCATATTAACTTTCGGAATAATTTTACCAAGAACAGGGGTTGTACCTAATTCATCTAAGGCAACTTTAATAGTTCTTAGAGCAGCAGGGCCAACAGTTTGAGACCATGCCTTTATACCGTTTTGATAGATAGGAGCAGTAACTCCTTCAATAAGGTTTAACGCGGCGTTTAAAGGATTAGCTAACAGCGCAGAAGAAGTTAAGCGTCTAGCAATAGCACCAGCAGCGTCGCCGCCTTTTTTAGAAGCAATAATTTGAGAACGTAAACCGTTACCTAAATTACTAGACACAGCTTTAGCTTTTTCCATTGCGTCAGTTTTAGAAAAACCTTTTGCTAAGTACTGCTGACGAGCTTCTTTTCTTGCTTTTAGCTCAACCATTTTAATAATGTAATTAACACGTCCTTGCGTCTTCTGAGCATCAGGTAGTTTTAGTGCTTTACCTCCTTGCTCCAGTACCAACTCACCCGTCTTTTCATCTATCAATCCAAAACGTCGCGCTAGTACACGGGCTGTCATAACATCTTCAGCCATTTCTTTGATTGCATCGATAGGATTGACGTAATCAGAAGATGTCATAACTGCTGCGTCTTTACCTCCAATCACGCCTTTAGTTGGGAAGTAATCAGGAGAACCTTTAACAACATCTAGTGCTTGTAGTGTTTTAATCTGTTCTTCAACTTGTTTAACAATAGCTTTTTCTTCAGGTGTTTTAGCAGCAGCATTAAACATATCCCAAGTAACTCTTTGGTTCTGGGATATACTTTTGTTCATGCGTGTGCTAAGTAGTTTTAACTGTGGGCTATCTTCAAACAACCTGTAAGCATCAGCAAAAGTGTTTTCAAAAACATCGTCTAACGCTCGACGCTCGTGACGAATCATTGTTTCTGCATCTTCGGCCAAACGAGCAGCACGTTCGCCTACATTTTTTACAAGCCACTGGCGAGTTCCTAGTAATACGTTTCCAATTATACCGCTAGCTTTCTCAGGCTCTACACTTTCTACAAGTTTACGCTCTTCGTCAGGATCAACACGCCTTGTTGTACGTTTTTGTGTGCTAGTGTCTACTTCAAAACCGGGCTTAGACTTTTCAGTAGCTTTAGTTACTTCAACAAAACCTTCGTCTCCTCCTATAAAAGAAGTAGGCTGTTCGATAACTTCACCATCTGTTATTCTTACACGAGGTTTGTCAGGTACACCTTTTGTAAGATAAGCCCCTGCTGCGCCTCCAATACCAGCGCCTAAACCTCCACCGAGCAAAGCTCCTGTTACCCTGCCTTCATCTTCTCCAGACAAAAAACCGTAAGCCCCACCTTCAACAGCACCCAAAGCAGCAGCCTTTTTAGCACGTTGAACAGCCGTTCCTGCTTGGGCTATCTTAGATACTCCCATGCCGGGAATAAACAAACCAGCCGCCATCCCAGCCCCAGTAATAAACTTAGATGCTCCGGGGTTTTTACGCTCAAAGTACCTCAGTTCTCGTCGTGAGCCTTCTATGGCTTTAGACCAACTATCAGATTCACCAGAAGCAAGACGAGCAACAGCATCAAGTTCATCTCCGATACCAGCAGCCGACTCTAAAAAATCAATAGCCCCTGCTCGTAAAGAACCGTACTCTGCTTTTGGCTGTGTAATCCTACGACGCCGTACGCGCCTACGTCTACGCCGCTCTCTTTCTTCACTCATTCTGTGTTTCCTGCACGACGCGCTGCCATAGCCTGAACATTCCTCTCATATCTTTCTTCTAAAGGTTTCATAAAGGGAAAACCTTTTTCTTTGCGGTACAAAACTCCCTCATTAGAAGGCTCTTCGTCCGTTACAGGAATCTCAATAAGACCATCTTCTTCTAGCTCGTTCATAATCTTAGTAAGAGACAGCTGACCTTTTTCAAACTCACCGTACTCTTCCATAATAATTTTTTGTTCTTCGGTAGTGTACGTAGACAAGCGGATGTTTTCTTCTTCTGTAATAGCTTGAGCAGGAGCTTGTGTTACGTCAACACCAGCAATTACAGCCTGCTGTCTTCGCTTATGCTCCTCAACTAAAGTATCTCGTGCCATTCGTCTGTACGCTTGTTGTTCTTCAGGATCTAACTTATCGTAATCTTCTTGATCTTCCGCAGCAAACTGTTCTGCTAAATCTTTTTCGTCATTTTTGTTAGGAACAAATGTGTCAATCCTAATTCTAGCCTCTTCAATTACTCTTTCGTCAGCTAACTTTTTATCTTCAGCTGCTTCCCAAGAGTTAAGAGTAGCCCTTTCATTTCTATTTGATATTAAACGGTTTAGATTCTCTTCCATTATAGACGCTCTGTTTTTAACTCCGGTGCCACCAACCCATTCTTTATTTTTAGCATCCCAGTGTTTTTCAATGTACTCAACGTACTGTTGATTCATTGCCTTTAACTCGTCGTCTTGTAAACCTTCTGGTAAATTTTCAATACGAGAAGTAAAGTCTTTGTTTAAAGGCTCTTGGTTTTTAAGAATACTGTTGTCGCGGAAGTCTTGCATTTCTTGTTGAAAACGCAACTCTGAAGAAACAAAATCTTGCACTTGTTCTGCGTACAACGAAGGAACAGTCTCTAGTACAGCATCTAAGTTTTCTTGTTTACCGCTTTTAATTGCGGCTACAATTTTTGATCTGTTGTTTCCAAGCCACTCCGCAGATTCAAGTTTCTTTACATCAAGTGCTTGACGCGCTATATCAATCTTTCGATTAACGTACTCTGTGTTTACGTCAGGATCTTGTTGCAGACGAGCTTGTTGTGATTTTAAAGAATTAACCATGTTGTCAAAATCTTGTTGACTAATAGGAGCCAAACCTCTTTGGGCGTAGTTTTTGTTAATCCTATCCCGTAAATCGTTGGTGTTTTGTAACTCGTTGTCGATACGTAAAAGAGCATCTACAGATCGGGTCTGCTTAATACCTTGTGCATTAGGTATCTGGGCCTGCAAATTAGCAATTTGATTCAGGTAGAACATTTTTTCTTTCATTGTTGTAGCAGACTGCGCCTGAGCTTGAAGCTGATCTATTTGTTTTGTTAACGCAGACACATCACCCTGTTGAGCAGCAGCAGTAGCTTGCCTAGACGTAGTAACAAGCTGGTCCATTTGAGCAAGCTGTTGTTGTCTTTCTTGCTCCATACGCATAACACCCGGAGCCTGCCCAAGACTACGAGCAGCCTCAAACAAACCCTGCTGGTAAGTAGGCTGGAGGAGTCCTTGTAAAAATGCTTGTGAAAATCTAGCCATGATTATTGAACTCCTTAACCAAAATATTTGTCAATCATATCTACGAAAGGTATTGAATATCCAGAGTCTGATGAACCTACCGGACTCAACATACCACCTAACAAACCTGTACCAAGACCGCCCAACAAGTTAGCTCTGGCTTGCTCTGCAATCAAACGGGCCTCAAGACCACTCATCATAGTCTCACCGTACTGCCCTGTACCGAACAACTGAGCTTGCTGTTGCAACTGCGGGTAGAGCTGTGCAGCTTGTTGTACGTTGAGAAGCTGTGCTTGTGGCAAGTACGCACCGGACAAGGCACCCATACCAAGTTGTTGTTGTGCTTGTTGCAGACCTAAGCCGCCTGCCAACATACCTTGACCAGCAGTTAGAGATTGAATAGCACGTTGTTGCTGTACGTCTCGTAGTGCTGCTTCCTGTGCTGCTAGGTTGCTACCTAATCCTGCAAACTGTGCACCTAGCTGACCTTGTTGCATTTGCTCTGCTTGAGCTTGTTGTATAGCTGCAAGAGACGCCCTGTTCTGAGCTTCCTCTTGTGCTTGTGACAGTGCTAACTGTTCTGGCGTACCACCGTACATTGCTGTTTGAACGCCTAAACGTCCTTGACTAGCCAGCCTCTCTTCCAAAGCTAAACGCTGACGCTCTTCTTCAGGCATCTGTGTAGCCCTGATGCGGTTGTATATGTCAGTTTCGCGGCCAGCCAAAGGAGCTTCAACTTGCCCCATGAACATACCACCTAAGTTTGCTGCTCGTTGGGCTAGTAACTGTTGATTAAGAATACCAAAAGGATCTTGTTGAAGTTGTTCACGCCCACGACCCATCAAAGCTAAACCAGCAGACTCTGCAGCTGGTGCACCTACAACCCCACCAGTAAGACCTGTTTGTGCTTGTCCTAGCAAACTTTGTTGTATTGCTTGCTCTCGAGGAGACAGCTGCATCTGAGTGCCAATACCAGTGACAACACCCGACGCTGGATCTATTTGAGGTGTGACACCAAACTGTCCACCAGTAGAAGTCGTAACAGTAAACGGCCTAAACTGAGAAAGACCAAGACTTTCCGCAGCAAGCTGAGTAGCTCCGGGTATTCGCTGGCCTCCAACAGTTGTGCCTAGTACAGCCTGCGTACCAATGTCTTCTAGTCTATCGTAAGCACTTTTGACAGCGGCACCACCGCCCGCAGCAGCTCCTATTCCAGCTATAGGACCAAGCAGACCCTTGACAAATTCTGAAAAATCAAAATCATCTTCATTCATATCGTTTTACCTACTAATGCTAATACATTCATTTCCTGTATGGACAGTGCGTAACCGTTGATGTCTGTTTCAAGACCTACGCTAACTACTGAGCCGTAGCCTGTAGTGTTCAGCGAGTTTCTGCTCAAGGTAATACCCTCTTCAGAGTACTCAGCAATGTTGTACTCAGACTGCCCAAAGAAGCCCGGAATAGCACTACTGGTTCTAAACGTGCTACTGCTGGCTGATGTTGAAAAGTCGTAAGCCCACTTAAGGAATATGTCTGAGTTGTTTCCTCCAATCAAAGTGGGTCTAATCTTCTTCAGCATCTTGATTCGTGCTGGATCACCAAAGGTAAGGCCGGGGCTAAAGTACCTAAAGCGATAAGAGCTACCGTTATCTAAGTAATTTTCGTACTTACCTACACCAGCGGTTGTACCAATGTATATGTCACCGTTCCTGTCCCTGTGGAAACTCTTAAAGTTCACACTAGGCCAGCGTGTTACCCTGTACGATCCGTTGTCCAACAAACCTCTAACGTCAAAACAATACACTAGGTTGAGGTCTGGAAAACACAACAGGTAAAAGTAGTTCTCGGGGCTGTACACAGAGCTAACAGGTTCAGACTTAGCCAAAGTGTTAGCAATAATCTCCTGCTTGATGTTTCTGCTCAAGTCTGTAATAGGCAGAGACTTTTCTTGTAT